CAACAAATGTTAGCTGCTCAATCAGGACAAAAGAAAAAGAAAAAACCAACTCCATCTATGATGATGGCAGCAATGAAGGGGAAAAAATAATGGCAAATAGAAGATACAACACACAAGTAGCTAATGATAGAGCATGTATGTCAAAAGGCGGATCAACTTCTAAATATCATACAACTAAAGAAGGCAAAAAAGCAAAAAAAGGTCTTTGGTATAATATTGCTATGAAAAGAAAACGTGGCGAGAAGATGAGAAAAAAAGGTGCTAAAGGTGCACCTACAGAAGCTGCAATTAAAAAATCACAAGCATAATGAGCAGTAAATATTTTAAAAATAATCCTGGTGTTGAATATGTAAAAAAAGGACCTAGTCCAACCAAAAGAACTATGATAGTTGATCCTAAAGGTGGTATTCAATCTATAAGTGATTACATGAAAGGTAAAGATTTTCCTGTTAAAGAAATTAGAGTTTTAAACTCTAAAGGTGGTATGAATAGAACAAGTTTTAGATCAGGAAGTAAATCGCCAGCATGGCAAAGAAAAGAAGGCAAATCTGAATCAGGAGGCCTGAACCGTAAAGGCGTTGCATCTTATAGAGCAGCGAATCCTGGATCAAAATTAAAAACAGCAGTAACAACTAAACCATCAAAATTAAAAAAGGGATCAAAAGCTGCGAAGAGACGTAAGTCATTTTGTGCTAGAATGAAGGGTATGAAAAAGAGATTAACTTCTGCTAAGACTGCCAGGGATCCGGATTCAAGAATTAATAAGTCACTTAGAAAGTGGAATTGCTAATGTTCGATAGATTCATGTACACAATATTTGGTGCTATTGACAATTTTTTTGATACGTTTATACCTAATCAATATGAGAGACTCAAAAACAATAGAATCTTTTCTTCAAAAAAAAGAAAAAGAAAGTAAGCAACAAAGCTTATTTAAAAATCTTCGTAAAGAAGTAGAGACCGGTGCGAACGGTACACAGAAATATGTAATCAAGAAAGGTAATAATAAAGGTAAAGTAGCAAATGTTAAATGAAGAACTAGTAATACTAAACAAAGTACAAAAATATTTAAAAGAATCTTATCAAAATATTGGTGATGCCATGATTAGTGGTGGTATTGACAATATGGAAAAATATAGATATATGATAGGACAGGCAAATGCCTATTTAAAAATATCACAGGAAATCTCTAACCTGCTAAAACCAAAGGAGCAAAATGATACTGAAAGAGAACAAGACCTCACAAACGTCGTCCGATTCGGCGAACCCAAAGACTAGAACTGCATTACTAGATAAATACGCAGAAGATCATCAAAAAGAAGTTGATGGTTATGAACGTTTAAAAACAAAAGAATCAAATAAATTACCTAAACCTACTGGATGGAGAATGGTTGTTCTTCCATTTAAGATGCCTGAAAAAACAAAAGGCGGATTATATCTTGGACAAGATACATTGGAGAGACAACAAGTTGGATCAACTTGTGGACTTGTATTAGCTATGGGACCACATTGTTATGACAAAGAAAAATTTCCTGAAGGACCTTGGTGTAAAAAAGGAGATTGGGTAATTTTTGCAAGATATGCTGGATCAAGAATCCAGATAGATGGTGGGGAAGTAAGACTGCTAAATGACGATGAAGTTTTAGCAACCATCGAAAACCCTGAAGATATACTTCATCAATACTAACCATAGGAGAAACTATGCAAGAAGAAGAAAACAAAACAGTTGATATAGATACATCTGGTCCAGGTGCTGAAGTAGAATTAGAAAATGATTCTAAAGAAACTGAAAAACCAGAAGTAGAAGCGCAAGAAGAAACAAAAGAAGAAGCTGTAGAAGCTTCTGAAGAAAAGAAAGAAGAGCCTAAAAAGGCTGATGAAGAGAAAGATAAAGAATTAGAAAATTACAGTAAAGATGTTCAAAGAAGAATAGCTAAACTAACTCATAAATGGAGAGAAGCACAAAGACAAGCTGATGAAGCTTCTGATTATGCTAAAGCTCAAATTAAATTAAGAGAACAAGCAGAACAGAAAATATCTAAGCTTGAACCAGGATACCTGAAGTCTACAGAAGATAGTATTACATCAGGTTTAGCTGCAGCTAAGGCTAAATTAGCTAAAGCTAGAGAAGCTGGAGACATTGAAGCAGAAGTTGCTGCTCAATCTGAAATCTCTGAATTGGGTTATAAAAAAGCTAAGTTTGATGAAACTAAAGCAGCTCAAGAAGAGTTTAATGCTAAAAAAGCTCAAGAAGTTAAACCTGAAATTAACTTAAATAGGCAACAAACAGCAGAACCAAAACCAGATCCTAAAGCTGAAGAGTGGGCAGCTAAGAATACATGGTTTGGACAAGATACGGCTATGACGTATACTGCGTTTGATTTACATAAAAAGTTAACAGAACAAGAAGGTTATGACCCTTCAAGTGATGAGTATTATTCTGAAATAGACAAAAGAATAAGACTTGAATTCCCCCACAAATTTGATACAAATAGATCTAATTTAGGGGAAGGATCGACCAAACCCGTACAAACAGTAGCTAGTGCAAAGCGAAGTACAAATACTGGTCGCAAAACCGTGACACTCACACCGTCACAGGTAGCCATTGCACGAAAATTAGGTGTGCCACTTAAAGAGTATGCGAAACAACTAAAAATCACGAAGGAGGTATAAGCATATGGAAAACGATAATGATAAAAGAGCCTCGCGTGCGAGCCAAACTAGAGAAAAAACTTCTAAACCAAAAGTTTGGACTCCACCATCATCTTTAGATGCACCCCCTGCGCCAACAGGTTTTAGGCACAGATGGATAAGAACTGAATCTTTAGGATTCCAAGATACTAAAAATGTCGCTGGAAGACTTAGATCAGGATATGAATTAGTGAGAGCTGATGAATATCCAGATTCAGACTTTCCACAAGTCGAAGACGGAAAATACGCGGGAGTGATCGGAGTTGGTGGCCTTGTGCTGGCAAGGGTACCTGAAGAGATCGCTAAACAGCGAAATGAGTATTATCAGAGAATGCATGAAGATAAAGTGCAAGCTGCTGATAACGATCTTATGAAGGAACAGCACCCAGACATGCCAATCAATATTGAGAGGCAGTCTCGTGTAACTTTTGGTGGTACTAAGAAATCCTAATTTAGAATTTCTAAACCAACTAAAGTAACTTAAACTAATAATGTCTAAGGAGGACAACTATGGCAAATAAAGATGCAGCGTTCGGTCTAAGACCGATCGGAAAAGTTGGACAGAACAGAGACAACCAAGGTTTAAGTGAATACTCAATTGCGGCGAACGATTCTACTACTATCTATTTTCAAGATGCAGTAGGAGCGACAGCAGCTGGTACAATTCACCAAGCAGCTGTAGGCGCAACTTTGTTAGGTTCCTTAAACGGCGTGTTTTACACTGACCCAACAACAAACAAACCAACATGGAAGAATCACTATACGCAAGTGAATGCTAGCGATACAGTGGCTTTCGTGGCTGACGATCCTTATGAAAGGTTCGAAATCCAATGTGATGCAGCATTTGCTCTATCAGGCAAATTTGCAACATACGATATCGTTTTAGGTGCAGGTGATTCTGCAAACTACGTTTCTAAAACTGAATTGGATGTAGGAACACTTTCAACTGGTTCAGAACAGTTAAAAGTAATCGGAGTGACTGGTGATGCGGAAAATAACCAAAAGTCAAATGCTACAACTTTAGCAGATGCGGCGAACGTTATTTGTACGATCAACGAACACTTCTTAAAATCAACCGCAGGAGTATAAGGAGAATAAACTATGGCGATAAGTAGAGGACAACTAGTTAAAGAACTAGAACCAGGTTTAAATGCCTTATTTGGCCTGGAGTATAAACGTTATGAAAATCAGCATGCTGAGATATACACTACAGAATCTTCTGACAGAGCGTTCGAAGAAGAAGTTATGTTATCAGGTTTTGCTCAAGCACAGACTAAGTCTGAGGGTGCTGCAGTAAGTTTTGACAATGCTCAAGAAACATTTACTGCTAGATACACTCACGAGACTGTAGCTTTAGCGTTTTCAATCACTGAAGAAGCGATTGAAGATAACTTGTATGACAGACTTGCTAGTAGATATACAAAAGCATTAGCTAGATCTATGGCGAACACAAAACAAGTTAAAGCTGTTAATCCATTAATTAATG